CCGTTGGCGAGCGTGATCGGCGCGGCTTCCGCCCACCAGCCGATCAGCGGGAGATTCGGGCCGGGCGTGGTATGCGAGGAGTTGTAAAGCACAGCAAACTGAAACGCGACCCAGTTCGCGGCACCCGCAGTCCAGACGATGTCGGTGCCGCCGAGCGTGCTCGTGGTGCCCGAGCGCGTCCACGTGTTCAGGGTGTCGGCGCCGCCCGCGGTATAGCCGGTGCCACCCCCGAATTCCGCGACGTCCGCCTTGACGGCATCGGCTTCCGCATCGGGCGCGGACGCTGCCGTGGCGAGATACACCTTGAGCACGTCCGCGGCTGCGTCGAGGTTGTGATAGCCGCGGCCGAGGTCATAAACGAAGATGTTGAACTTGTTATAGGTCGCCATTACCTGACCCCCGCCCCGCCGAAGCAGTCGATCCGGAAGCCTGCGTTCGTCGCGTTGACTCCGTTGGGTTCGTGGTAGCCCACCAGACCAAGCGCGGCGGTTGGGATGTTGGTCGTGATGCTGCCGCGAAAGACCCGGTTGCAAAAGAAGTTCACCAATCCAGCCGTCACGACCCGGATCTCGAAGAGATCCATGACCGCATCGGCGGTGGCGACACCGAGGTCGATGGCCGCCGAGGACGTCCCGGACGCGCGGCACCGGCCGAAGTAATTCCCGGCGACGAACTCGACCCAGATGCCATTCGTCGGCAGTCCCGAGCTCGGCATCGAGTCCATAAGGCCGATCCGGCGTGTGGTCGTCGTCTCCGTCCCGGAGCCCGTGGCGCCTCGGCGGCCGGCGCGAAAGACGATCGTCGGCGTGAGGGTCGTGCTGAACCACAGCGCCGGGCTGCCGCCTTCCGTCACCATCTGAATCCCGGAGTTGCCGAGGGCCGCGCCGAGCGCGTCGAACACGCCGCGCACGTCGGTCACGCGCACGACGGTCCCGGAATTGTTGCCCATGAATTGCCACGGGTACGCAAAGGTGTTGATGGCGTTCTGCGAGATCGCGGCCGAGACGGTCTGGAAGTCCTCGTTGATGGAGACGGTGTCGAGAAGGAACGACCCGCTCGTGCTCACCGGCCCGCTAGCCTGACGCCAGTTGCCGAGCCCCTCTGAGACGAACTCCAGCACGTCGCCGGCCTTGGTGGTGTAGCTGCCATTCAGCAGCTTGAAGCTGGTGTCGTTGTTGGTGAGGGTGACGCTGGCCTCAAACTCCAGCAGGATGCGCGTCCCGGCTGCCATCGTGGCGATAGCCGTGATCGTCACGGATCCCGTCACGTGAAAGTAGTTGCCGTCGATCCCTGGCGCGAGCGTGGCGGCCGACGCGATGTTCGCGCCCTTCGCCCACTCCTGCCGGCCGGTGAAGGTGTTCGGGCCGAATCCAGGCGTCGCGTAGAAGGCGCGGTGCGCCGCCGCCTGACTCCCGTACGACCGAGAGACCTCGTCCCAGAGGGTTCCGTTGCGCCGAAGTAGAATCCACATCGTGTTATCGAGGAGCGTGAAGTCAGCGCCGTTGACGGTCCGGATCTGGCCCGCGCCCCCGGCGGCGTGCTTGATGATGACGTCGTGCGCGCTGCTCGCGGTCGAGAGAAAGAGCAGCCAGCCAGGCGGGAGGTTTGTCTGGATGACGTTCGTGAGATCGTCCGACGCGGCGGCGCCCTCCGTCTCGAGCTGGTGCATACCGGTCACGGGCGTGACGACGCCGGACGCGATTGTCAAGGTCGTGATGTCGCTGCCGCCCGGCAGTTGCTTCGTGGTGGCCAGCCAGGCCTCGAGCGCGGCCTTGACCTCGGTCTCGGTGCGGGCCGAGTCCTGGAGGTAGTTCGCACTTGGAAAGGTCGTCACGGCCTAGTACCCATTGACCACCGCGTGCACGTGCGCGGGCACGAGGTTACCGGCCGCATCCCGGGCTTCGATCAGCGGCCCCCCGTTCGGACCAGGGTTCGCCTGAAGGTCCATCACCTTGACCGTCACCGCCGTCTCTCCCGGCGCGTTCTGGATCGTGAGCAGCACGGACGTGATCACCCGGTACGGCTGGGTCAGCGTCAGGCGGCGGCTGGTGACGCCCGGCTGAGTGAGCAGCAAGGTCGCCGGCGAGCCGATCCAGCCATAGGTGCCGGGCGCGGCCGTCAGCACGTTCCGGAGGCGCCGGGTGAGCGTCGCTGCGTTGCCAGTCCAGGCGTACATCCCGGACCCCGCCGTCAGCACGAAGGGGCTCTGGCCCACGAGGAGCGCGCCGAGGTCGAGGCCGTCGGTCCCGGCGTTGTGATACTGCGACGTGATCAGCAAGCGCAGGTCGAAGGTCGCGAGATTGGTAAAACCGACCGCCGAGGCGCTGACCGGGAAGAGGTTGTCGGCCGGGAAATTCGTCGCCGTCCCGGCGATCATGGCATTGCGCCGAAGGTCATAGTCGGCCGGAAAGACGCCGTTGATCTCATTCGAGAAGAAGGTGCTCTCGAGGCCCTCAGTGTCCGTGGCTTTCAGCGCGACGACGGTAGCGCCAGAGAATCTCGGACGGATGGAGCCCGACGTCACGTTACCCATCGCCTTCGGCGACCCCACGGCGGTATAGACGCCGGACGACTGGCCGAAGTAGGCGTTATACCCGTTCACGTCCCCGTCAACGGACGCCGTCCAGGCAATGAGGATCGGCGCGGACGCATAGGACGCGAGCGCGTCGAGGTTGTTGCCGAGCCCGAAGTCGCCAAAGATCCCGACCGACCCATAGTTCACGATGTTGTTCGTGAAGACGAAGCGGACCGCCGGGCGAAGCGCGGCGTTGAAGGTGAAGAGGATCGGGAACCCGGTTTGCAGCCCCGTATTGTGGTCGAAGGTGATGTCGTCGCCGCCGTCCATCATCTGCAGAAAGGCGCCGGTGCCGTTCCACACCGCGCCGTCGATGTCGTAGGCCTGGGTATTCTTCACGCGGATCCGCGCGGTCGCCAGACTCGTCTGGAGATTGTCCTTGCCGAGGATGTTGAACGCGCCGGCGCTGTGCCGGACGATGTTGTTGGTGAAGTTCACGTCCTGCACAACCGACCAGGGGGCCGTGCCGTCCTGATTGCGCGGGGTGAACAAAATCGCGTAGCCGTTCTGGGCATCGCCCCAGTTGCGCTCGAAGAGGTTGCCGTCGACCCAGACCCGTTGCGCGCACTTGAGCTCGAAGATGTTCTTGACGGTCCAATGGTCGAACGGCGGCGCGCCGAGCGAGATGAACGTCGGATCGCCGACGCGCCACGACAGCGGCTTGAAGGTTTGATTGTTCCGGATCTCGATGTCGGAGGGGACCATCGCCGCGCTGGCGCTATCGGCCCCGCCGATCAGGATGTTTTCACACGCCGCCTCGAGGTAGTTGTTGACGAGCTTGATGGGCCCCGGCGTGTTCCAGCACGCGAAGGCCTGATTGTCGGCGCCGACCTCGTGGAAGTCCCGCAGGTAGCAGTCGACGACGCCGAGATGGATCGCGTTGCCGAGGATGCCGCGGCGCACGTTGCCGGTCGCCGTGCCGTGGATGTAGCAGCGGTCGAAGATGATGTGATGCGGGCAGTCTGCGGCGATGGCGTTGCCGCCCGGCTTTTCCAGGGCGATGAGGTTGAAGTGGGTCGCGCTCCGGACAGCGTAGGTCGTCGCGATCTCGATCCCGACGAAGCGGTAGTGGTGCGCGCCCGAGGCCGTCGTGATCGCCGCGGCGGTCGTGGTGCTCACGATCTTCGGCATCGAGGCCGCTTGAGCGGGGCCGACGCGCGCGCCCACCGGCAGCGCCGCGAGCGCCGAGCTGATGATGTAGATGTAGGTCGAGCCCGCCTTACTGGGCAGATCGATCGGCGCGAACGTCGCCCCCGCTTCCAGGACGAGGACATCACCAAGGCTTGCGGCGTTGATCGCCGTCTGGAGATTCGCGCCAGCGGCGACGGGGGTCACGGTGCCGCCCGGCAAGGCGTACGTGGTGTCGACGAACACGCGCGGCATCTCCGGCACGCGCGAACCCGCCCCGGTCGCGTTCCCGACCCAGAGATAGGTGCCGGGGTTCGCGATGAGCACCTTCGGCGTCGCCGTTGTCACGTTCGCCGCCGACCAGTTGTCCCACTGCGACTGCGGCGGGCTCACCGCGCCGCCGCCGAACCCGGGCTGACCCGTGGCGATACTGCTGTCAGTCGTCGTGAGAATCACGGCGCCGTTGACGGTCAAACTGAGCGTCGAGCCGACGACCGTGAGGCGGACGACGTCTCCGACGACGATGACCCGCGAGGCGTGAGCGATGAGGCTCGTCCACGTGCCCGCGACCAGTTTCCAGATTCGGTAGAGCGAGTTCCCCGTATCGTTCGGGTCGGCGCCGCCAGCGTAATAGGTGTTGGCGGCCGAGGCGCATCGGACCCGGACACTGATCCGCGCCATGTTCGTCAGATTCGTGACGGTCGCCTGCGCGTACTGGTCGGCCGTGTAGGACTCGGCGGTCCGCCGATGGCCGCCGGTAAAGTTCTCCGCGCGCCACGTCCCGCCCGCCACCGAGCCGGTGCTCTCGCCGGTCTGGACCGCCCAGTCGAGCGCGAGCCGGTCGGTCGTGAAGTCGTCCGAGCCACCGACCTTGTCGGCGGTGAAGGTATCGGCGCGGTGGTTCGGTCCCGTGCCGTCGAAGTTGAGGAGCTGGACACCGGCGCGGGTACGGCCGGCGAGCTGACTCGAGACCTTCGTGATCTTGAGCACGCCATTGACGTAGAGGCGCCCCACGCCCGCGCGCTGTTCGGCCTTGATGGTGACGGCACCGCCGGGCCAGGCCTCGACCAGCGTGTCGGCCGTGGCCCCGTCCGTGACCAGCCACTGACCGTTGCTGGCGTCGTAGGAGTATTCCCACCCCGACGAGTCGGCCGGATCGAGGCGCGTGCGCACGCCACGGCGCCCCGAGGCGACAAGCTGCGTGAACACGGCCTGCACGTCCATCGCATCGGAGCCGAGGTCGTCGGTCATCCGATATTGATTGCTGGCGAGAAAGTCCGACTCTTCGATCGTGTCGGTGGCCGCCTTGACCGTGATCTGCCCGTCCTGGGCGGCCCAGCTCGTGCCGGGGTTGGCACCGGTCGGGACGTGGTTCTCCAGCAGGGTGTCGGTGGTCGCTTCGGTGAAAGTGTCGCCGACAGCCATCAGGCACCGCTCACGGCAAAGTTGGCGATGGTTTCGGTGACGTCGTCCGCGTCCACGTAGAGCGTTAGCCCGTTGATCTGGCCCTGCACGACGCCCGCGTTCAGGATGAGACGGAATGTGTGCAGCGCCGCGGTGATGGACTCGACCGAGCCGGGGAACGGCGTGTACTCGAGCGCGCCTTTCTTCCAGTCCAGCGACCAGGCCGTGCCGACGATGACCGGATCGAAGACGATCCGCGCGCCGGCCGAGCCGAGCGCGGGCGTGAACGTGAAGACGTACGTCATCGTCTTGTAAGTGCCGCCCCAGAAGAGCGTGGTGCCGGTCGGCGACCAGAACCGATTCCCGTCGAGCGTCCAGAACCCCGTCGGGATCTGATCGGCCACCAGGTTCCCGGCGATGATCGAGCCGTTGGTGACCGTGCCCGGGAAGCCGTTGGCCTTGTAGTTGAAGCTCTCGACGACGTTGTTCAGCGCCGCCGAGCCGAAGTCGAGGGTCAGCGTGATCGGGGCGCTCGCGTTGCCGCTCGTGTCGATCGCGGCCACCAGAAAGGTCCACTGGCCGAAGATCGTCGTCGGCAGAATGAACGACGAGCCGCTGATCGTGCCCGCGTGCATCTCGAACGCCGTCTCCCAGTTGCCGATGGCGCCGGCCGAGCGGCGCAGCTCGAAGCCGAGGAAGTCGAGCGCCGCGTTCGGGTAGTCCCACGCCAGCCGGTCGTTCTCGAGACGCAGGCCCTGAGGCGGCGCCGGCAGCGACGTCTTGCCGACCACGAGATGCCCGAGCACCTCGGCCCAGTCGGAGGTCGGCCCGTCGTCGCTGACGGTGCGCAGACGGATGTCATAGATCACGCCGTCCTCGACCGGCTGGATATACACGCGCTGCGTATCGGGCGGCTGCCGCGGCATGGTGTCGAAGGGCGAGGTGCTGTCGCGACGGCGCCAGCGCGCCTCGAGATAGTCGGCCCGCGTGTTCGTCGCGGGCGCGTAGTGCAGGACGATCAGGATTCGGCTGGAGAACGAGCCGTCAGGGTCGCGCAGCAGCACGCTTTCGTCCGAGATGACGCTGTCGATGATCGGCTTCGGCGGCGCAATCGGGATCAGCCCGCCGGGCGTCATCTGCGGATCCCATGCCGGGACGGCGCCCTGATCCGCCGTCAGCACGCCGGGGGCCTGATCGACCAGCGTAAGGATCGCCGAGAAGTCCGGCCCGCGACGGATCGCTGCGACGAGGCACGGCACCGACTCCAGGTTCTTCAGTCCGAACATCACCTGGTCGCCGACCGCCGGCAGCGGGGCCGGGATCGGGCTCGCGAAGGCGAGCACGGTCTGGTTCCCCGGCACCGTCACCAGATCGATGACGAGGCTCGTGCCGTCACTGAGCTGCACGCGGATGCCGTAGGTCTGCCCGGCTTCCATCGCGAAGAGTTCGTCGACCGTGATGCCGGTGGCCGAGCCGGAGACGACCGCGACCGCCTTGATCCGACCCTGCGATTTGCCCCACTCGATGACGTCATAGGCCGCGCGCACCAGATCACCGCGGCGACACGCGAGCGACCCGATGTCCATCTCGACGTCGTAGAGCTCGGGCCGCGCGCGCATACACGCGAGGTGGTAGCGTCCGAGGCGCCAGGCCAAGTCCGGATCGGTGACGCCGACCGGCTCGAGCACCTCGAAGTTCGTTGCATTCGCGGCGGTGTAGCCGTCGTCGTAGACGATGCGTTCGCTCTGCTGCCAGCCGGCTGCCGGGTCGATGAAGCGGACCTTGAGCGCGTGCACCGCATCCCGCAGGATGCGGCGCCCCTTGAAGTTGCGGCTGTTGCGCGGCGTGATGTGCTGAACCGGGACGGTCTGCGGGAGGTCGCGCACGACCGAGAACTTCGTGCCGACCATCGCTGGCGTGGCACGCCCGCATGCGGCGATGTCGCGCAGCAGATCGCCGACCGTCGACTTGAAGTCGACCACCATGTTGCACGACCGCCCGCCCGAGACGCACTCTTGATGCCACGCCGCGAAGGTCGCGAGATCCAGGCGTCCGTCCCCGACCGCTTTCGCGTTGCCGCGGTCCTGCAGCACGGTCCGGTACGCGGAGGCCGGGTTTGAGGTGCGCTGAACGACCCACTCGCGCGTGCCCTGGAAAGCCGCATAGTGCGCGGCTGCGCGCGGTGCGGAGAGGACGACGTTCGGGTAGATCACCGCGTCCTGGATCTTGCCCGACCAGAAGCTGCCAGCCGTGTTGCGGCCGATCTGGAGGTCGTAGAGATCGGCATAGACCGCCGAGCCGATCGACGTGGTGGCAAGGACGGTGCCGTTCAGCGCGATCGTCACCTGGCCCGCGGCCCGGTCGTAGCGCACGAGGCAGTGATACGCGGTGCTCGTCGTGATACTGCCGCTCGTGGTCGAGATCGTCGGGGCGCCGCCTCCGGGGTTGCGGACGAACTGGATCGTGGCGGCATTCTGGCGAATCGCCCAACCCACCGGCCCCGTGCCGAACGCATCGCCGCTCGCCTTGCTGAGTAGCGTCCGCGTGCCCGACACGGTCGTCGTCGTGAAGAGCACCTCGATGGTGAAGCTCATCGAGCCCATGTCGATGTTGGTGAGACCCGTGAACCCGGTCACGGCATCGTTGGTGCCGTCGAAGAGCGCCGCGGTGGCGGGATCGCCCGTCACCAGGCCGGCGTTGCCGAGCACCAGCGCGCCCTGGTAGGTGCCCGCTCGGCTGTGTCCCGAGGCGTCGAAGGCCGTCGGCGCGGCGGCGATCTCGCCGAGTCGCCAGTACCCCAGCGGCCCATCGGCAAGCACGGTGCCGGAGTAGCTCGCGTAATCGAGTACGCGGCTCGTCACCACGCAATTGAAGGTATCGACCAGCCCACTGAGCTGGTCCGTTGCCTTGATCCGGAGCGCGACCTGGGCGAGGCCGGTCAAGAGCACGGCCGGGTCGGGGCCGAGCGTGCGCAGCGATCCCCAAAAGGAGGCGCCGCGCGTGAGCGGATCGACGAAGTCCGGCGTCGTGCGCGTGACCAGCACGTCGAACTGGTCAGAGACGAGCCCGGCCGCGACCTCGCCCCACTCGACCTCGTAATACGCTGGCCCGACCGTCGCGGCATTCGTCTTGAGTAGCCGCCAGTGGGCATGGACGCCCGTCCGCGTCCACGCCGCGGAGAGCGGCGTGGTCAGCCCCGTGTGAAAGTCGGCCTTGACCGTGGTCCAGTCGACGAGGTCGTCCGACCACTGCACGGACCAGACGGCATTGTCGGCCGCCGAGACCGCGCCCGTCGTCACCGTCACGCGACCGAACTCGCGCGGAATGTCCGGGGTCAGTCGGAGCCACGAGCCGGCCGGGCTGGTGTCGACGTGGAAAGCTTGGACGTTCAGGACACCATCATTGATGCGCGTGCCGTCGTAGCTCACGAGCCCGAACTGCGCCCAGAAGGTCGTAGCCCAGAGCCCGCCTGTTCCGGTCGGTTGCCAGGCCAAGCCCCCGCGCGCGAGGCCTTCGCGGCTATCCGTGACCGTCACCGGCGAGCCGGGCGCATCGTAGAACGCCGTCTGCCCGACTCGGCGATACTGCACGGTGAACGACACCGACACCGGGAACGCGCTGCCGGCCGGCGTGAACCCGACGAGGCCCTGCGGGAAGACAAAGGACACCGAGAGTTCGGCGGCGCCGGTCTGACTCGTGCGCAACGTTCCGGGACCGAAGGTCAGCGCGCTGCCGATAGGATCCTCGAACACCTTCGAGGTATAGAGCGTGATCGGCGGCTCCCCCGCCGCGCCGGTCCGGATCTCGACGTCAACCCCCTCGAAGTTCTCGAGCGGTGTCTCGCCGATCTTCAGCTCCTCGATATCGCACGGCCCGAGGCTGCACGTGAACAAGAGGCGCAGGTACTGGTCGGCGCCCACCTCCTCGGTGAACGGCAGCGCTTCGTAGGGCGGGAATGTCTGGTGGCGACCGATCACCCGCGGGACGACGCCATACTGCCGCATCGCGTTGCGGCCACCGCCGATCGCGAGGGACGGACTCAGCGCCGCTGTCGTGTCTTGACCCGACAGCGCGCGCAGGCGCGGCGGCGACGGCGGCGGAAGAAGGATGTTGATGATTCCGGAGACCAACAGCGAGACGCCCACCGCCACCAACGGCAGGCCGATCCCGTAGCCAGCCACAGCGAGGACGATGCCAACGATGATGAGCACCACACCGCCGATGATTTTTCCGATGTTCCGACCATCGCCACCACGCGGCACGACGCGAACGAGCACACACGTGCCCGGCTTGGGGCGCACGCGGTCGTACCCGCGCTCGGGCACGAGGACGCCGTTGAGGTAGACCAGCGTCGGCGTGCCCGGCCGGATGCCGACCTGGGCGAGCAGCTCGCGGATGGTGTACTGGCCGGTCACGTCCAGCCGCGTGCGCTCGAAGTTGAACGGCCGCGTCAGCGCCGTCACATGGACCGGCTCGGGGTCGAGAACTTCGATCGTGCTCACACCGAGACCTCGGGGTGTCGGTAGTAGCCGAGAATCCGATGCGCCCACATCGGGTGATCGAGTCGCTCCACAGCCGAGCCGCCATACTTCTCCATCGTGTGCAGGAAAAGGCCGGGCGCCACGACCAGGCCGACGTGTAGCTCCAGCGGGCCGATGATCCTTAGCACGACGCCGTCGCCCTCGCGCGGATCGGTTACCGGATGCCAGCCGTCGCTGAGGATGCCTTGGCGGAGAAGGGCCGTGATCCACTCGCCATCGTGCAAGTCGTCATACGACTCGTCGTAGCTGGGCACCACGATGCCGTAGTGCTCCATGAGCGCTATGCGCACCAGTCCCCAGCAATCCGCGCCCTCGCGGTCACGCCCGCGCACTTTCCAAGGAATTCCAACGAACTCGGCAACCCAATCGGGGATCATCGGTTCGTCGCCGCCGCAAACAATCCCGGGAACCACTGCGGGGTAAATTCATATTGCGGATACCGCTCGTTCAGCATGTCCTCGACCCGCAGCGATCCCGAGATGACGAGCGCGTCGTACTCCACCTGGCGCAAGGTGAAGCTCGGAAAGTCCTGCTCGACGTCGTTCGGCGCGCTGGCCAGGATGAGCTCGGCCGTGATGATCGGCGGCGACCCGACCGGCAGCGAGCGAATCCCCTCCATGATTCGCCGGTCGACGTTATCGATCTGAATCTGCATCTGCGACCCGAGCTGCTCCTCGTTCTCGTCCGGCAGGCTGACCTGGAACGGACACCCGAGATAGACATTGCCGCGGCTCGTGATGTCCGTCGTATTGTTGGCCAAGTAGATCGGCGCGATCGACGGATGGGAGATCGTGAGCAGCAGGAGAAACACCTCTCCGGTCTCTGAGGCGAACAGCGCGCGCCGCGCGGGGATGGAGAGGGTCATGGCATGATCTCGAGATCAAGCGTGACGAGCCAACGATCCTTGCCGCCATCGGGATCGGGCTTGTAGGCCGGCGGCTTGACGAACCGATAACTCACCGTCGCGCCCGTCCGGCCGCTGATCCAGTCGAATGGCAGGCTGCCGAACACCAAGGTGGTCACGTAGAACGTATCGAGCGTTGCCACCTGGGTCTTGGTGCAGGAGATCTTTCCGCCGATCGGGCGCACGCCGGCCGTATACCGCGGGCGCACGCGCGCCGGGCCAGCGTCCATCTGCGTCCGGATGAGGACGTCGGGCGGCGACTCGCTGAAGTCCGCTACCAGCGGGATCACCGGGAGCGTGCCGGGCCAGGTCGCCATCAGCGGGCCACCGGCTGGCGCTTCACGCCGTAGATCATCCCCATGGCCTTGTCGAACTCGCCGCCTTCGATGCCGCGATTGACCTCGCTGACGACGAAGGTGTGGATCTTTCGGCCATCGGGCGCCTGACTGCTGTTGTGCGTGACCTGTGCAGGCGCGTTGTTATTGATGATGATCGTGTCGCCGCCGCGCGCGTAGCCAGCCACCGGAACTGGTTGCTCCCACCGCGCGCCGCCGACGAACTTCACCGGGACGGCGCCGCCTTCAAGCGGGATGACCGCCTCCGGCCCCGCCTCGGCAATCAGCCGCTTCTGGGCGCCGTAGAACACGCCGCCCGAGGCCGTCGCGATACCGCTGTTGAAAGTGTCGCCGCCCGCGCCGGTCGTCGCGCTCGAGCTAATCGCCGAGGTCGCGAGGCCGGCGACAAATCCGGCGGCCTGCCGGATCAGCCCCGTCGTCACCAGCCAGTCGACGAAGTCCTCGATCGCTTTCTGGAGGATCTTCAGGCCCCGGTCGACGGCGCTCTGGACCAACGACACCGCGATCGACTGGCCCATATTGCGGAACGCCTCTTTCAGCGTGATGGTCCCGAGGATGATCCCCTGCACGCTGGTATCGACCGCGTTCTTCAGCGCGCCGAAGATGTCGCCGATGATGCTCTGCTGGAGCTTGAGCGCCGCGAGGTCCGCCGAGAGTTTGACCACGGCCTCATCGGTCGGGTCGACACCGTCCTGCGCGAACTTCAGCAGCGCCGACTGCATCGCCGCAATCTTCGCGGTGTTACTGTCGAACTCCATCCCCATCGTCTTCGAGGAGATCGCGATCGCGCGCATCTCCTTGTTGAAGTCCGCGAGCACCTGGCCGCGCTTGAGGAAGTCCTCTTGGCCCCCCTTCGGCGCGGCGGCCAGCATCCCGAAGCCCGCCACTTCGTCGGCGGTGTCCCGCCCGCCTTGCGACGCTAGCGCGTCGTTCATCGCGATCAGGTCTTTGGTGGCGAGCACACTCCGCTGAATCGCGTCGGCGCGTTCGTTCTCGATCGCGATGTCGCGCTCGGCGACCGCGGCCTCGCCCTCGAAACTTCCCGCGAGCGCCGCCTGGGCGAGGAAGGCGGCTTCCAGTGCGTCGTCGAGCTGCTCGTACAGCTTGATCTGCTCGATCGTGGCGTCCGCGACGATCTTTCCGGACTTGACCGCCAGATCAGCCCGCCCGCTGTCGGTGAGCGTGAGGCGCATGATGGCCGCGATCTCGTTTTGCCGGGCGATCAGCAGCCGCTGGGAGAAGTCGATCTCCAGCTTGATCCGGTCGACGGCAGCGTTCGGCCCCTGCTGGGCAGCGAGCGCCTGCGCCCGCGTGACGTTGATTCTGTTCTCAATCTCCGACGCCCGCGCTTGTGCCGCCGCGATCAGCGCGGCTGTGTTCGGCGGCGGCGGTCCCGCCGGCGGCTTGGCCATCTCCTCGTCCCACGTCCCGCTGGCACCGTGAGAGGGGGCTTGGAGCGACGACGGGCCGCCCCCGCGCAGGAATCTGAGGATGTCCTCCGAGGGCAGCTCGAACCACTCACGCCGGAGTTCGGCGACCTTCGCGATCACTAACGCCATGCCGTCGGCGGCTTTCGACAGCCCCTGGCCGACCGCCTCGAGCCCGCGCGCGAGCGCCAGCAGCGGCTCCTCGAGACTGACGACGGCCTTCATAAATCCGACCTTGATGGCCTGCGTCGCCTCGTCGAACTTGTCGCCGACCGCGTCGAGCTTCTTCACCATCTCGCTGTCGAGGATCTGACCGGCCCGCTTCGCGCCCTCTTCGACGGCACCAAACCCCTTCTTGCCGAGCTCATCGAGGACGTTGCGCATCCCCTTCGCGCGGCCGAAGATCTTCTCGAAGATGTCGGCCTTCATCGACTCCGACAGCGTGCCGAACCGCTGGGCGAATTCTTCGATCGCGTCGCCCGCCTCGCGCGTCTCGCCGGTGGTCGTCCGCCAGCTCAGCCCGAGTCGCGCCAGGGTCTCGCGGGCCTCGGCGTTGTCATTGGCCGCCGCCGCCATCGTGACGTTGAGTTTCCGAAGGCCCATCTCGAGGTCGTTGACGTCGGCCCCCGACTGCCGCGCGGTGTGCTGGAGGGCCTGCAGCTTGTCGGTGCTGATGCCGAGCCGCACGCCCATGTCGTTGATCGCCGAGCCCGCACTCACAGCGGACTTGACGAGCGCGGCGAACGCGGTGACGGAGGCGCCCACGCCAAGGGTTTGCAGCCCGGTTTTGATGGCGCCCGTGAATTTGGTGAAGTCGCCGCGCGCGCGCTCGAGCTCCGAGCGGAACACCGCCGAGTTGGCGGCGATCTCGACGATCAGGCTGCCGATCGGCGTGGCGATGGCTAGGACTCCTTCACGACCAGGCCGGCCTGCTCAAAGGCGGCGCGGAATTTCTCCTCTTCCTGCGCGCGCGTGAGGGGCTTCCGAGGCTTGAACAGATCGAAGTCGTCGAGGGTAAACGGCTCGTGCTTTTTCGGGTCGCGGTTCGCGTTGGCGATGACGGCCGCGATCAACGCGGCATGACGGTCGGCGCGCTCGCCCCCGATCGGGCTGATCGCGTCAAACGCGCGCCACCATCTCCACTCCTCCACCGACATCTCCCTCCACAGCCGCTCAACGGTCAGCCCGAGGTGACCGGCGAGGCGGAAGCTGAGGAGCCATTCCGGACTGGCGAGGAGCCTTTTCCCATCTCGGCGATCTCCTCCGCGCTCACCACGTTGACCTTGAGCGCTGCGAGGACCATCCGCTCAATCGCCGTCCCCGCTTTTGTCCGCAGAGCCCCCTCGTCATCCGGAGAGAACAGCCGCTCCCCGGTCGACAGACACGCCGTCGCGATGACGTACCGCACCAGCCACGCCACGTATTTCTCCGGATCTTTCTTCCGGTCCAGGTCCTCGAACGCGCCGTTGACAGCTTCGAATCCGAAGCGCTCGTGGAGCGATAGCCTCCGGAGATAGACCGTGACGTCCCACTCCGGGATATCGACCGACTGCTTGGCCAGCTCGTCGCGCGCCCCGAGGATTCTTGCGCGCAGATCGTCCGTCATGGGGCCTAAACCTCCACGCAGGGGCCGGTCATACGCAGCGTGATCGAACCCTTCTGCACGCTATCGGCCTGGGTATTGCCTGGGAAGCCCGCGACGTACGCGGCAAAGTTCCACTGGCGCCCGTTGACGAAGAGCAGTTGCCAGTTCCGCACCGGGCTCTGGGTATTGATGAAGTCGTTCCGCATCGCGGTGTGCACCGAGTTGCCCGGGATATAGTTCAGCTCGACCGTCATCCGGCCGAAGTCCGCGAGACCGCCCTTGAACTCTTTCGCGGTCGACGCGTGATCCGTGACGTCGATCTCGCGCTTGCTCGCGTCCGGGCCGCCGATCGACACGACGTCGGGCACAATTGTGAAGACCTCGGGCG